GCAGCGTAAACGTCACAACTAGCAGACCCCATTAGCGTTCCGACACGTTGAGGAATACCGCCCGATGGAGCTTTGACAAGGACTTGGCCGCACGCATCTATCGCCCACCAATCTCCCCACGCATCTTGAGAAGCCATAATTGTCGTACCGCCGACGACAGCCGAGCCTTTATTGTAAACCTTGACAGCTTGCGTCGAATCAGTCAGCACCTTAGTTCCGCTGCCCCAACGACGAACCAGCGTGCAAACAGCTTCACCAGGTGTCGTTCCACTCGCAGCAGGAATACCACCACTGGGAGCCTTAACCAAATAATGCTGACCTGAATAGTCGCCAGAAAACGACTCGCCAGCAGATTGCATTATCCGACGAATATCGGATTGCATCTGACGCAGTTTCCAGATGTCAGTCTGTTCTAGCATTAGGCTTCTGTAATGAAGATATCAGCAACCACCGCGGCGGTATTTGCACGACCAAAGATTGACAGCGTAGACAGTTTGAACGGTCCCGCTGGTTCGCCTGCGAGGATCTTGACGAACCCGTAAAACGCTCCCGCGACTTCAACGCCAAACTCGACATAATTTGTCGTGTCAGTGTTCTTGATATAACACCAACCCGCACTAGCCAAGTCGCCAACGCTGACAGCCTCGTAAGTTGTGCCGATAGTTTGACAATTGCGAATAAACTTTGTCCCGCTCAAATCAACGGTGCTTGAAGTAGTTGGAATTGTCGTGGAAAGATTCGATTTCAAAACCGATATTCCCGAAATGATTGTGATTTCGTCTGCCATATTAAAAGATTCCTAATCCTGTAAAGTCAACTTCTGGATACATGCCGAATTTCAAATAGATCGCGTTGGAAGGTACTGGATTTGTTAAGGGCTTGCCGGATCCATTAAACAAAACAGGTTCATTGACCGGCTGTCCATTCGCACCCATAACCCGCCCGATCTTGGGTTGACCTGCCGCAAAGTCCGCTGCCGAATACGTCCCGCCTCGTCCATCATAATCGCCGTTGGCAACCTTTTTTGTAATCCCTCGATCTAGCTCATAATGGAACCAATCATCCTCAAGCAGTTCAATTGTAGTGTTAAACCAGCGACGATCATAAATCAGGTCAACTGACGTTTGGACATTGGCAAGCAAGCAAGTATTAGCTGCGAAAGTTTTACTGAATAAAACAGCACCGTTAGTCCCGCCGTAGTTTGTGTAATCCAGCATTTCCAAAGTCACTGGATACTTATTAGTTTTGTTCAAATACTGTTTGTAATCAAACCATGTTTTTTCGTAATACTGAACACGATAGCCAGCCATTGAGCTTCGAACTTCAGGGGCAGGGATAATCGGAGTTTGTGCCGAATTGCAAATCGGCATGTCAGTAAATGGCGGAAAGTCTGGATTGTCGATGCCAGCCGATATCCGATTTGCTTTGACGAACTCGATAAACGTACCGGCAAAAACTGGTCGAACTGTGTCAACAAAAAACGGAGTCACCGTCTGCGATTGGCTCTCAATATCCGTTTCGCGTAACCACTCAAAGTCCGCTGAGAATATCCAGTAGTAAACACCCTTATTCGACTGCCCTCGTTTGAACCCGTAAACACGCCGACAGATTGCCGATATGTCAAACGAATTGCCATAGGTCCAAGTCGTTACACCCTCCCTTGGAAACGCGAAATGTAACGCAATTTGACTAGGCCCATCGAATTGATTATTGCAAGTCGCTCGATATTCGTTTGTGTAAGATGCTGCACCACCGCGAACATCTGCACTAACCGAGCGAGTTACTTCAATGTAAGTGCAGCCCATTAGAATATGCCTTTCGTTGCGAATCCTGTCGGATCGTCACCATGTACACCGTCACGGATTTCGCCAAGAATGATATTCGCCTCTTCCTGTTTTTTAATCATATCATCAATCGGCCCTGCGACGTTTACTTTGTACAATTGCTCAAACGCTGCTTGGCTGCCAAATTGTGCGGATTGCGGGTTTACGCTGGCCTTTACATTGATATCGCCCATCGACTTCATGTCCATCGCAACATCGCCGATCTTGCCAAGTTCAGCCCATGCGTTTCCGGCCTGCGCTTCAAGTGCACCTAATGCCAGCGTGATGGTTGCGATAGCAGCACCAACTGCCGCAGCCTGCTTTAACGACATCCCTCGAATTGCGCCCAAAACTGTTTCTATCAAAACTTGCGCCTTGGTTATCGAGTACAATAGTCGCATCGTGGTTATCACGGTTCGCATTACAACAACCAACCCACCAAGCAGCACAATCGTTCTCGCGAGATGTCCGCCCCACCCGCCAAATAACGTAGACAGCATATTTATCGAGGTCGCCACGAGAGCCGCAATCGTTGCCACAACTTGCAACAGGTCGCCCATGCCTCTCAGAACGCCGTTTAAAGCGGTGCCAGGCCTAATAGCCTCCGCCATTTGCCGCATCAACAATTCGAGCGTAGGGGCTAATTGGACAGCGACATGGCGGGCAACGCCTTGAATCGACGCCATCAATTCCCCAAACGCCCAATTCGCATTTTCTACCAGCGACACCTGCGATTCACTGAGTCCGAGTTTGTACATTGCCGACCACTTCGCCGCCCGCTGCAATGCCGCTGCGCTTTCATTCAAAACTGGCAATATCTTAGTCCATGACTTCCCGAACAACTCTGACGCAACTCGCATCTTGTCCATTTGTGTCAAGTCGACCGATGAAAACCCATCCGCAACGGCTTTGATTTTACTTTCGAGCGACAACCCCAAGAACGCTTTGCTGTCGATATTGAGAACCCGAAACGCCTCAGCCAGTTCCTTGTTACCAACGCTTGCCTCGTAAGCCTTTAACGACAACTTGCCAGCGAGTGTAGAAAAGTCATCAACCGACTGACCGGATAAATTAGCCGCAATCGTAAGCCGGTTCATTTCGTCAAACGCCACGCCGAAAACCGCTGCCGCATCTCCGATTTCGTCGATTCGGTTGAACTCATTTCGAAGCGTGCTGATCGCTGCACCTAGCGAAACGGCAGACGTTATTCCAGCGGTCAACGGCCCGGCAATGTCAAATAGTTTTTTTAGTTCTCTACTTGCCTTCTTGACATCTGATGTAAGTTTGCCAGTAGACGCTCGAAGGATAATGTCTAGAGTTTTTACAATCGCCATTAGATTAAACCCTCTTTAGCCAAAAACGCCGCGCCGCCTGGAATCGATGCGATCATTTGTTCCCGCGTCAATTCTTGCTCAACTTTCGGCATTACGTCTGCAATCTCCAACTTTGCACCGCCCATCGAATTAGCGACTGAAACAACCACTTGAGCAATCATCTGTTGGTTGACGACTGGCCCAAACGGACGATGCTGCCACAACCACAACCATTCGCAAAACTGCTTGTCTGTTAACTGTTCGTCAAGGTAATCTGGATGAACAACACCAAGTTCTAACGCCAGCCAGAAACGAAACTCGAACCCGGCCAGCGTTTCTAGTTTTTTCCAAATTCCTCGCGGTCTTTGTCTGTCACCTTCGACAGTTCTAAAACACGCTCGAAAATCGGTTCAATGAACGAATCTTGCCACGAATCAAACAACTGCCGATCTTCCGATTTCAACAGCAAAGAACCTGTTTCATCGACCATGCAAGATGCGAGCACAACCCACCGAACATCGCTGCAATCCTTCGCAGTTTTTTGCCCGCTGACAATCGCCTCCATCTTTGACCGCGTACCCTTTGACATAGGCTTTAGGTATACGGTCGTTTCATCGTCAACCTGAAACGGTTCGGCTTTGAAAACACCGGCTTTCGAAATAAACGAATCACGCAAACTCATTTGATTAGCTCCAGATTAGACTTAGACCGGCGCAGTTGTTGACCACTCAATGCCCGCCGTTGGTGCAATTGCAATGGTGTATTTCATGTCGTTGTTTCGGTCTGTCGTAACCTGTGAAACGTCAGCCAAATAGCCTCCGTGGTTGCAATAAACCGTTGTCGTCGTTGTTCCTTGGCCAGGATACAAAATCGCAAAATGCAATTTGGTGCCCGAAATGCAATACTCGTACAAATCGTCAAAGTGCTGCGTTTCACCGGCTCGCAGTTTCAAGGTTGCCACGGTTTGCTTGTGCTTTGGCGTTGTCGGTTCTTCAACGATAAGCGTATCTGACAAGCACGGCTCCACTTCCTCCACGTTTGCGCTAACTCCAGGCGGGTCGTACTCAGTCATGCAATACAACTCAGTAAACGTCATTGAGGTAGTTGCGGTCACAGTACCTGGAACCGCGTAAAACAATTTCATTCCAATCGGTTTCATTTATCATCCCCTACAGAAAGGCTGTTAATTTCAAAGCACCAATAAACACCCGGTCGTCTGAATCAACAGACTTCAAAGTGTAGTTGTCGTCGTGATCGTCAACGTCGAACGCATGAACGTACGCCGTTGTTGCGTTTTCGTCAGTAAACGATACTGCGTGAATCGCTGTCGCTCGCAAATGCTGCTTTAGAGCGATTGTCAAATCCCGCTGTTCGTCGATGTCATCGCTTACCACCTCAACATCGACGAAAACCGTATCAGGCAAAATTCCGATACACAGCGTCGGCTCTGTTGAGTCACCAGAACGGCCAATCCACACAAACGGAAACGTCTTTTCCTCTGGGACCACCTCGCCGACATGGACAGCCGTAAACGATGCGTGCGTCTTGATGTGCGTAATAATTGATTCCGTTAAGTCTGCCATGATTGCAACTCCTTATCAATTCGTTCTGCAACATGACTAGAGAAAGACGATAACGCCGCTGGTCCGCGACTATCTGCAACTTTTTTGAGATAATATTTTGGCTTAACTTTTCTGCGGTCGCTAGTTAATCCAACCAAAGAACTGAGCGTAACATTTCGCTTTTGCTTCGGAGTCCATCCGTATTCTAGAAAACTTCCATAGAATGTGTCGCCAGTAAATGCTTTGGCTGATAAACCTACCCTCACCCCAACTGATGTTTTAGTTCTCTTTGGATGAAGATCAACCGAACTTCTTAGTTTACCCGTACGCATCGGAGTAGCTCGACGTGCGGCGGAAAGCAGGAATCGCTCTCCTGCACGCTTCGCTTCTTGCCTTAAAATCTTTCGCTGCATTTTATCGGGAAGCGTTTTCAATCGCTTTAGCAAATTCGCAGCTTGTCTTTCGTCAAATTTCGCTTCTATCATTGCTCGCCCTTTGAGCATAAACAGCGAACGTCATCCAACTTTTCCCCGTCCTCGATAACTGCACCAATGCCGTAAATTTCCGACCGCCACGAAATCCGATGGCTTGTTGTCAGACGGAATGTTTTAGGCTTTCGCATTATTATTTCAAACGCTGCGTTTTCGACGATTTTACGCGCCTGCTCTCGCTCCGTCCCGCTGAGGTTGACGACCTGCGCATATCGCGTATCGACATTAGTCCAAACATTTGTCGACTGCCCCCGGGTGTTTGTTGCTGTTGCCCGCGATTGAATCGTTACACGCTCTCGCAATATTCCGGCACGTATCTGCGTCATTGTATTACAAACTCCTCGAACTCGTTATGCTTGAGAAGTTGTAACATCGACTCCACGGCATGTTCGATATCCTTAGATGCGCTGCCAACAAGCACCGTTTCGCTGTTTCGGAACCAATGCGCAACAAGCATTTTAATAGCGTGCTTTGCCATATCCGGAACCATCATCGAGTCAGCACCGTAACCAGCAACAAACGTCACCCGCACTCGGTTTAACGTGTCGTCTTGAAGATCCGGCCAGTCTGTCGATGTCGCTGGTAGCCGTATTCTGGCAGGACAGCTAACCAAGTCCGTCTGCAGCCCCGTTAATGTCGTCTCAACCCCAGCAGTGTTGAGATATTTGACGCTTGTCACGCTCGAAATTGGCCACAGAGGAAGGTTTAGCGTTGAACAACGCGGCCAATTGTCCCAATAGCCAGTGTAGGACGTTTCAATCAACTCCAAATGAGTCTCAGCCCGAACATATTCAGCAGCCGTACGAATGTAATCGGCCAACATGTCATCAAACGCTGTTTCGTCGTTTTCGATTCTCAGATGAGCTTTGACGCTTACTAGATTGACCGGCAACGCTGCTGGGAATGTCAGTTGTTTTAGTTTCATCCGTCACAATCTCCGCTCGATTGAACCGCACCAAGCAATCCGCCATGCCAGAAGGCATTTCGGTAAACTCACGCCCGGCTGGGTATCCATTCCAGTCTTTTGTCAATCTGATTTTCATGCCCAATCATTCTGGTAAACGAACTCATGTTTTCCGTTTTCGTCAAACTGTGTCACGACTTCTTCCAAATGGCCAATGTTAGCTGTCGGATCAACCCACACGCTCAGACCTGCTGATTTCCACTTGTGCCAAAAGTAAATATCGTCGTCAATCTTGTCAGTCTCCCATCGCCCGTCCGCGTTAGGAGTGCACCAAAACCAAGGCTTTGGCACGTCTTTCAGTTTATCCAGCTTGATTACCGTTAGCCCAAAGTGAGCGGTATCGACCTTGACTGGCGACCCGTCCAGCTGGACCTCTGTTTCTCGACCGATCGTAAACAGCGGATACTTCATCGATCGCCTGCACTGCATTGCGGCCAATGCGTCAATGTCGTCTCTCGATGCCGCCATATTGACCAGCCGATGCACGTCTTGGCAGCGAAAGACTGAATCAAAATCCACCGTCAAGGCATATTCGATTCCGTTATCAATCGCCTGCTCAAGCATCTTCTGCATACACTGGCCATAAAATACGCCGCTCGATACTGTCAGCGGAATCTTGGCCTGTTGCAATGCAACGTCGATCTTGTTTCGCACCCAAACCGCCTCGTAACGCGGGGCAGTCATGAACGCGCCTATTCGCTTATGTGTCATACTGTTTTAGCTCCAGTAACCGTTTATTTTCGCCAGCAAACTAAACCACCGCGACGTTATTCGCGTTGGCACTGTTTGCCAGTTTGTTTTCGCCGTCCAAAATCCCAACCACTGACGACAAAACCGCGCCGTTGGTTGTGGTGTCTGGCGTAAGAGCGATTCGCAAATAACGCTTGCGGCCCTTCAAATCGACATGCAGAACGTAATTTGTTGCTGCCGTGTTGTCGATTGTTTGTTGGCTTGCTGCGTTAAAGGTTGCGAAATTTGTCGCGGTCGTGTCATCTGACTCAAGCAGCGAAACTGAAACACCAGTTGCGTTGGTGTTCAATTCAACCCCGATATTGCAAACGATGGTCGCATAATCAGCACCTTTGCAATCGAGGTTTGCCGTGCGTGCTGTCGTGGCTGCCGCGATTGGCGACAGCATCACGCTGTAAGTTGCACCTTGAAGACTTTTCATTTATGTGAATCCTTATTGACGTTGTTGAGAAAAAGCAGGTAGCGGTTGCCCACTACCCGCCACGGTCCACCTGGAGCTAAACAGATGGACTAAACTAGGCCGCGTTGAACTTCAAGCCAACAATCGCTCCGGCTGTAGTGGATGTTCCAACATCGTGGACATTGATGTCCAACCGCTCAGTTACACGCAACGCCAATGCGTCGGAAGTGAAGTAAACCGAGCTATCTGCTGCCATCGTGATTCCGCGAGAATCACCCATCGCACAAGCCATCGACAAATCGCCGAAATACGCGAAAACCAATCCGCTGTGGTCAGTCGTGTCGTCAGTGCCAGGCAATGAGTTTGCGATGACAACTGGATGACCCATAAACACGCTTTGACCGAGACCAGCATTGAAGTTTTGCGTAGCGTTTCCGCCAGCGGCTAACGCCAGACGCTCGGCAGCACCGGACCAACACGCTTGAGACATGTACCACTTCGGCATCAGTCCGGCGTACTGAGCAACGGCCGACTTCGCGGCATGGAATGTCGCAATCGTCAACTCGGCGAATGTGTCAACATTCGATGCGGTTGTTTTGATCGCACCAGCCGCTAGAGCGTTGGCCAGACCAACAACACCGCCATAATTACTAGTTCCGTCGCCCTTGAATCCAGCTTCATCTTCTGCCAATGCCAAAGCGTAAGCAAATTCAGTCGCGATGATATCGCCAAGCATTAGTGCGGAGTCTTCCATCAACTCGCTGGAAAGTTGAGTCAAGCAGCCTAATTTCTTGGCCGTCAATTGCACTTGAGCAAACGCCATATCACTTGCTGTGATATTCGCGTTTTCGCCAACCCAGTAGGTCGTAAAACCGCCATTGCGTTTTGGCACTTTTGTTGACCCGCGAGGCATCGGCCACACTCGCCCAATGTTACGACGGAAAACGCCGTAATCAGCGACCAACCGAATCAGCGTAGATTCGAGTTGATCGGGAACAGTGAACCCGCCCTTGGTGTTGTCGCCGGTCGAATGTGCAGCACGAATGAGCGGCACATTATGAGTATTACACCAAGCCCGCGCAGACTCATTGCCTAGTGCGGTAGCCGCAAACCATTGACCAACCAAATAGGCATCACGCTCATCCTTGAACGCCTTCAACTGTCCACGAACCGCACTGGACGGGACAACGAACGCTTTCGGCTTTTCCAGTTGCGTTTCAACTTGTTCCGACGCAGAACGGGCAGCAGCTTGCAATCGTTCCTTGGTTGCGGCGGCAATTTTTTGTTCGCGTTCGATGTCTTTGCCGACCTTTTCAACGCTGGCAAGAATCGAATCAACTTCCGCGTTTTCTTCATCGGTCAAATCGCGGTTTTCAGTTTGTGCCAGTGCGGAAATCGCTTCCGCGCGGGCTACTTGCTCATCCTTCTTGGCAAGCAATTCTTTCAATCGTTTCGACATTTCTAAGGCTCCTAAACTGTCCGAGCCGTAAACGCCGAAAGCGACGTAGGCTAACGGACAATGACGTAAAAAACGTAATCGTCCGCAAACCCCGCCGCTTACAAGTTGCGAGTGATTGCAGTTATTCTGTTGCGTGAATCATAACGCTTTTTTGCCTAGTGTCAATCCTTACACTTGTAGACCGAATTGACCCTTGTTATGCCAAGGAGCTCGAAGTCAGGCAATGCCGCTTTGATATTCAAACGACCTCGATATCACTTTGGATTGCATCGGCGCCGTCCCCCGCCCCAATTTCACAGCACGAACTAACCCCAAAACGCTTGGCCAGTTCGTCTAAAATGCCAGATTCGCCAAATTGCCAACCTGCTGAGAAGTCCGCCAACGTGTCGCCCAATGCCGACATCGATTGCCAGCCCTCAATCTCGCGTGAGTAAGTCCTCATTTGATTTTCGCCAGCTTGATCTTGGCAGCGACGTTTCTAGAACCAGCAATCGCAGGCCGTAACAGATTAGCTGGTGTGTTTTTGAATCGACCTTCTGCCACTGCCGCAACCGTCGAAACTACGTTGCCAATTTCCGTTGCAAGCCCGATATCCAACGCCTCCTTAGCCGTAAACCACGTTTCTGCGTCAAGCATGGCCTGAATAGCTTCTGCTTCGACGTTCATAACGTCTGTGTATGACTGGAGAACGCTGCCCGCACTGAGCTTTATCAGGTCGTTACCCCACTTGACCATCTCTGGTCCGGTTCCGAAAAACAGGCTTGCCGCGTTGTGAATCATTATCGAGGCATTCTTTGCCACCAACCGCTTCTGGCCAGCAGCAAAAATCATGCTCGCAGCACTCGCAGCCAACCCGTCAACGACCGTATTGACCCCTCCAACGTGCCGCTTCAGTGCATTGTGGATGGAAACACCCATGAACATATTGCCGCCATTGGAATTAATCCTGACCGTTACAGGCTTGCCGGAAAATTGCGCCAGCGCGTTGACAACTGACGCGTCATCAACCATTCCCAACCACGCTGGGCCGATATCGTCGTAGATGAAAATTTCGCCCGAATCTAAGTTGTAATCGAACATTGACCACCCTCATAAATCCAGCCTAATTGTTTCCGCTCGCTCTCGACTGGCAGAACTTGCGGCGAATAAAACGGATATTGACTCAAAAAACGATAAAACGAACCAGAATCAGCCACGTCAACCGCCTCGATACGCTTAAAAACGTACCTTGATAGATACGCTCGAACTGCTTTCAAGTCCGCCACGCTATCGACTTGCAACAATCTGACAGATTGGATCTCTTTCAAAACTAGCCAATCAATCAAATCTTGTGCGGATTCGAACGGCAGAGAAACGCCAAACGCCTCAACGTGAATCAATTTAGCACCTCATCTGCCAGCCTTTCGGCAGCATTGACGGGATTTTCAGGCTCGCCACCTGCGATAATACCAGTGATGGCGTTCTCGCAGTGCAAAACCGCTATGGACCTGTCAGCACCGAGAGCCTCGATCGCATCGCCTAACGTCTTTTGCCACTTCTGATAAAACGCTTCGATTTTCTTGATCGGCGATTCTTGTTCAAGCAAACTTTTAACTCGCTTTGACTCAACGTCCATCAAACGGGACAATCGATCGACAACAGCAGCTCTAGCCGTGTCGTTTACCTGAATCGCTGGATTTTCGAACTCATCGCCACCGTCAACAGGGTTGTAATCCAATGTTGCTCGAGCTTCGTTGCGGTTGATTACCTTTGCCTGAATCAACTTTGAAAGCACGTCGGCTGTCGTGTTGATGTCAGTACGCAGCCACGTCGCCCGATTGAACTTGAAGTAATGCAGCCCACTGTCACGTTCTCGTTTTGTAAGCAACTTGGCGCGGCATTGCGACTCCCAGCGAACTAGCCAGCGGTCAAGGCACGACGCAAGATAGGCTAATTGCTTCTGCTCAAGGCTGTTGTAACTTACGCTCGAATTGTCGCCAGGAATGTGCTGAAGACCAAACCACAACATAACATCCTGCCGCGAAAATTTACGCTGCTCGATGAACTGGGCGTCGACGTTCGACATTGCCAACACTGTAGCGGTCATACCTTCCCGCAGCATGCCAACTGTCTCAGCATCGCCGTCAAGTTTATGACGTTCTCGAAACTGCTCCAAAAATCGCCTTGCCTCATCTTCATTCTTAAACGTGTTCGGACGCCCTTCATGCAGCATCAACTTGCCGTTGAAGCCTTTTTCTAACTGCTTGTCTTGATACTTCTGACTTCGCAGGTCAACGCCGATTGAATCTTTGCCAACGCTCGCAATGGACTTCCCGCAAAAACCGTCATAGCCAAACCCTTGGATATGCAAAACATCCGCGTCTTCCAACCCGATCCACTTTTCAGGGTTGCCATCGTTCAACATTTCGACCATCGCTTCTCGATAATCGCTGCTTGTAATCGGCTGATCTTTGTCCGGCCGAGTGAAATGGTATTTCTTGCCTTCGTGCATAACCGTAACGGTTCTATCCGGCATAAGCGGGATTAACTCAACTGGTCGCTCGCCGTTCCGAATGATTGCCGCACGACCATTGCCCCAACCTAACGCATGAGCCTGAATCTGCTCTTTGAAAACGTCGGCAGTCTGGTATTCGTTTGGCTGGTCGCGTAAAAGAATCTGAGCGGAATGGCTACGGTCTTTCTTCTTGCTGCCTCCTTTGCCCTCAACCATCTTATCCAACGGCATCTTGGCCACGTCGCCAGAAATAGTGTTCATGGCAAACCAAATCGCAGCAGAACCCAGCATTGATTCGCTGTTGACGACCACCTTGTTACTCGGCAACAGGTCTTGAATCCATGAAAACGGGTTGTATATGTTCACTTAGGGTTGTTCCTTAACTGATAAACAGGCTGCCACGAGAGCGGGCCGGTGCCAAACTTGCCAAACGCAACGCCATTAACACAGCAACAACTGGGTCAATCT